GGTACACCTTGCTGTAAAGCGCCAGCGGTAGAAGGATCAGCTACGTTATACATAGGATCAGTAGCGAGCCTAATCATTTCCTCAATAGTATTGTTAGCCATACTAAGCTCCTGTTAAGTTACGTATTAGCAAGTCTAATGCTTGTCTGGTAGTAAATAAATCGTTAGCTAATACCTGTACATCATTTCGCAAATCATTAATTGTAGCCGCGCTTGCAGCAGAGGCAACGTCAGCAGGTGTAACACCACTACTTCGGTTAACATTAGTCATTTCTTGCTGCCCAACTTGATCAACAGTAAGGTCACCGCGCACGACTGCCATACTTGCAAGATCAGATTCTCCTCTAGTACCAGTAAGAAGCTCAACATTTTCTTTAAATGTACTGAACAACACAGACTGTGCAACAATCTCTGTACTTGGAACTTCTGGAGTAGCTACAAATCGTTTGACCATTATGCTCTTCTCAACCCATCTGGAGTTTCACCTAAATGAATAGCCCTGACTCTAGCTGCGCTAGCAACTGACACTTCGAAAGTATCAGATTTATAACCTGAAGGACAGCGGAATATACTATCGTCAGTTATAGTCTGTGTATACACAAGAGATTTGTTTTGAAACAATTTAAATACAACTGAGTAAGCACTGGGAACAGCTCGAATAGACCTAACTAATGCGTTAAGTCCTGATGGCCCGTTAACTATACCTGTGTTAAACCCACCAAAGTTGTTAACTTCTACACCGTCAGTACCTGTGTAATCAGTTGGGCCGTTTACTGCTCCTAGTTGCTGGCTTTCTGCCCATATTGCAGTGTTATAGGCTGGAACACCATCGTTATAGGTTGTATAAGCTGCTGCATCTTCCGTAGTAACAGTATAGTCGGCAATAATACGAGCTGCGCCTAGGTTAATATAGTCTTGGGTAACGACAGTTTTAGATTTCCATTCCATTGGTTTTAATGGGGATGATGTACTGCCCCACTGTGTAATACTTCCTAACGTATCACTTGAAGTGTAAAGCGCGTTATCTACTACATCATTCCATGCGCTATTAAACTGATGTCCTGTAGTAACATAGTACCCGCCTATCTGTTCATCTCGTTCAAATATAAATGACCCTGTGCTATGTGACCCAAAATACTTATCATTATAAAAATATCCTACAATAGTAGTAGGATCAATGTCATCATCCCATGTATCCCAGTCGTGAATATACTTAGTTGCTAAAGTTATACCTGCAGGAGACCATAGAGCTAGACCACCATACGTAGCAAACAACACACCGTAACCCATATTAACCACAGACCTTTTAGATAAACACGGATAAGGGGTATCAATACGTGAAACGCTTAACGTCAGTGGGTCATTGCCTGATACACGAAATGCGTATGTGTCAGTTAACACAATCAAATAACCACCGACAACTTCAAGAGCTACAATCTCATGTTCGAATGTTACACGATACTTTAGCGGCCAAGCCCACGGTTTGTTTGGCTCAGCAAAGCACAACTGGTTGTCAAAGAACCCAGCAACCATGTTATTTTGTGCAAGAGTTAACCCAATCATTGCAGCATTAGGGGGGTCAAAATCATCAGTAAGTAGTATATCTACAAGATTTAAATGGTCAAAGTCATCTGTAAAGCTATCGTTAGTTATCACACCTGCAGTGTCTGCTGTACTACCTTCATCACTTCCAGTATTAGCATATGTAAAAGCTGTAGTAGATGTTACTGTAATCGTTACATCAGCAGCATTGTACCCAGTGCCACCGACGCTAGCAACTGTGACAACTTGATTAGTTATAAGCCCGTGTGCTGCTGCAGTAGTAAGAGTTGCTACGTTGGAGGATCGTGCACGATGAGTTGTTGTAATGCTGTCGTCACCATAATACCGGGAAGAGTAAGTAGAAAGCTCGGCAACATCATGGTACAACCGGCCTGTAGTATCAGCCTTGGCAGTTATGTTAGCGTTAGTAACAGCGTAGCTAAAAGCCGTATCACTAACAACAGCAGTTACTATACCGTCCGTAACATTAAATACAGTATCAGTGCATTTTTGTAGTTTAAATCTATCCCCAACAAGAAACCCGTGGTGTGTAGCCATAGTAACTGTAGCGACGTTAGACGTAAGAGCCACAGTAGCAGTAGCTTGTGGAAACCATAAATCAGACAAATGGTAGAACTCTGTGCCAGAAGCAGAAGCTAAAGTACGATACAACTTTATACCTGTAATAAAATTATCTCCAGAGGGAGCAGCAGTAGGTAAAGCACTAATAGTGGATTGCTGGCCTTCCTTAACAAAAAGAGTATCAGACGGGGGAGCGCCAATACTTTCTTCGCCCCAAGGAGTAAACCAAGTGTACGTATAATCACGGGTTATTGTACCCCCAGCTAAATCAATAACACCATCTGTATTCGAAGTTTCACCTACGGTATCGCCAGCGTTGTAGTACTCAAACGTTGTAGAACTTGTCACAGTAATTCTTGTGTTAACAACATTAAATGTTATAGGGGTAGTACCAGTAAAACCACGGACAGTAACAATATTCCCGTTACTTAGCCCGTGTGCGGCTGCGGTGGTTATAATTGCTGTATTACCTGAGTCACGTTGAAACTTAGCAGAAGTAGGCGATACAAATGACGCAGCAGAAGCTGTAGGGGCGGTAGTAGGTAGCGGTAGCCCAAGGTCATAATAGCTATTAGATGCTCCGGGGTAAGGCTCGCTACCTGCTGTAGCTAAACTATATGTGGATACTTTAGCAGCCCCATCTCCTGAATAGTAAAACCGTTGATCGTCATCAGAGGAATCAGAAAGCGTAATAATGTCTACATCAGTAGTCCATGTAAGCCAGCTAATAGCGCTGGTAGGAGTTGTTCGCATACCGTGTAAAGTTTTTAGTGTACCTAAACGAGGTACACTTTCAATATCTTTAGGTTCGCTATAAGGAAGCAAATCTCCAGAGTATAGCTGTAAATTGTGCGCAGTCTGTGCAGCACCGTCAGGAAGAAGTTCTGACGAGATTCTAGGAGCCATGCCTACAAACTTTTGTAATTTAATTGCAGCCATTATGGTTTTCCTGATTTACCATTAATTTTATTATCTAACATCCTGTCGTCGCCTACAACTCTACGCAACTCATGGTTGCTAATTTTAGAAGACGGGATGTACTGCCAAGTTCTACCAAACTTGCCGTTACGTTCAAATATTGTCTCACGTAGACCTATGTGGATAATAACAACTTTTTCGCCATCTAAGATACACGTTTCCATAGGCTCAAACCCCGGCGTAACTTTCCATTTATATGCAGCAATGAGATCAGCCGCCCAATCTCGAATGGCTAAACCAGCAGTCACAGTTATAATAAACCCAACCCATGCAATCCAGCCACTTGGTAATTCTATTTCAGGCATTTACACACTCTTAGTAACAAGGCCAATAAGCAATAGTATAATAAAACTAGTTGTACCCATAATGATTATTTCAAGACGTTTAAGCCGTGCATTAACACCGGAGAACTGTAACTGGATGTTTTTACTACGCTCCTCGCACACACGCTCGTGTGCTTGTAAACTAATATCTTTATGCCACGCAACGTCGTCATCCCTTTTCATCAGTCACAGTCCTTATATAATCTAAAACATAACCTAAACTACGGGGAAACTTGTTCTCTACAGTTTTTTCCGCTTCTTCCAATGATGCTGCTTGAAACTCAAAATAGTTTACTTCCTCAAACTTATCAGAAATACCAAGCTGATTGTTCCAGTCGTTACCGCGTCTAATGCAGTCTCGGACTTCTTTATTATATATACCTGCCTCATACAACATTAGCAATTACCTGATACACAACGATTAACCCAGATTATATAAGCAACTCCACCGAATATACCTAAAATCAAAACAAGTTTTCCAAACTCACCTAACCAGTATAAAACACGGTCATAAAACTCTTTGTCAGCTTTCTTCTTTGCTTTTAGTTCTTTTGCGGCCTTTAATTTATTCTTTTCATCAGCCGCTATGCGGCGATCATGCTCCTTTTCAATAGCGTTCCATGTGCCAAAACCGTACTTTTCATCTACATCAATGGACAAATTATGAAGTAAAGTGCGATTATTACGCTCTGTTACCACATCTGCAATTACAGACTTATAACTTGAATCACCTTTAGCTGCAGCCTTTTTAGCTTTCTCTGCTTTCTTCGTTAGGCTAAATATATTATCAAGCGCACTAGCAACATCTTTGATGTCGCTTGACATCTCGATAAGTTTTTTAGCCCCAACAAGGGCTGCGCTAATAGTAATTGGGTCCATACATGTACCTACTTTTTGCTTTGCAAACTTCTATCGCCAAACCACCATGTTACTGCACTACTTGTCATAAACAATACAGAATCTATAACCCCTGCTTTCATGGCAAAATCGTTAGTTGTAAAATAGATTCCTCCGACAAGGATGAGGAGGAAGGCCGTGAGGACAGGGCGTACCAAACGCAGAACATCCACCACCCAACGATGGGGCTTGCCCATTGAACTGTCGTGCGAATAGGATGCTTCTCGTAGACTAGCGGCTGTTTCGGCATTAGCAATAGCTAATTCGTTTTCAGTTTCAGCCGTCTTCAGAGCAGCCTGTTTGTCTAGCAGCTTCAACTCTTGTTCGTACTCTAGGGCTTTGTCTTTTCGCCTCTGGCTTGCCTCGAAGATTCCGATACCTTTGCTTAAAAGACTGCCAATCAAACCAGTTGCGCCACCAGTCAGAACGGATGATATTACTCCAAACATGTCTTACTCCTTTACCATTTTCCCCACTCACGCCCTTTTCTTGTATCAACGTGGAGGAATGTTTTGTATTTACCAAATGACCCGAACCCTGCTTGTTTACACTGTGCAAGAAGGTCTTTCCTGTTGTGTCCTCGAAGAGAGATGTCGAAAGCCACTCCAAGCTTGTGAGCCGATTTAGGTGCTCCGCCAACCTTTGCATTATGGACCGGACTGCGGAAAGCTGACGTAATATGAAACGACTTGTCTGCCAGAATACGCGCTCGCACCAGAACATCAAGTGCAGTAGGGTTGACCAACAAGCTGTCAGTACCGTTACAAGCAATCTCTTCAGGTTTGAAATATGGTCCCCATATCCAGTCATATTCTGCCTCCTCATAATGATCGTACAACACGTTCTGGTAGTCCTATGCTTTCTTTTTCCAACTTATCCGCTTCGGCCCTTTCTTCTTTCTGGCAGAAGAATTACACTGGGCTTTTGTAGGTCTACAAGCCGGATAAGCTCTTTTAGATTTAGTTGCAGATTTTCTCCCACAAGGCTTACCGGTCTTACAATCTATCCAGCCTTTGCCATCATTACGAGAAAACCACGTTCTTAAACTTTCTTTTTTAAGCATTACTCTTAGTCTTTGGTTTAGTATGCCCCCAACCCATTTTTTTAAATTTTAAATGGGCAGCATATGTCATAGCCATTTTGCCTTTACCCTTCTTTGGGTACATCATGTGAGGTTTAAACGGTTTCTTAGGAGCCATTATTTCTTACCCTTCGGTTTGTTTCCCCAATTACTTACACCTACTTTGCGACACTTAACTAAAGCACCAGACGCATAAGCGGAAGGCCACTTAGTATACCGTGATTTAACCTTATAATAACAGGCATCTCTTCTAGCTTTAGATTTTTTAACCATTACCAAGCCCTACACGACCAATAACGAGCAGTCATTTTAGATGGTGGTCGTGTGTCACATCCATGCCTAGCACGAAAATTTTTTCGTCTGCCCGGTTGATTCTTTTTAATCTTCATATTGGCGTCGCCAAATCTAATAATTTTTTCTTTGCCATTTTGACATGCCTTTACAACTGATTTTTTACCACCAGAAATTTGACGCTTTGGTTTGTTACACGCCATTTTAGATTTGTTAATCTTAGCCATACTATTTCCTCACTCTGGTGGCGTAGGCCAAGTTAAAGTTTGCTGTACTGTCGTGTCATTTAAAGTCGAAGGGTAGTCACGCAGTAAAGTTCTATAAGCAATCCACTCAGCTTTTTTACTGTCACCTAAAGGTGTGTCGGTAGCTACAGTCCAGTCACAATTATTTAGCAACGTGTTTCTAGTGTCACGCATACTCGACCAATAAGTTGCAACAGCTATCGTAAACTTTACTACTGCACCATCTTCATATGTATCTTTTGTAGTGGTGTCATCTGCAACCTCTACCCAAGATAAATCTTGGCTAACAGGAAATTCAGTATCTTCAATTTGACAAATGCGTGTGCCTTGGATTAATGCTTTTTTAGTCATTATGCATACTCCTTTACTAGAACATACCCAGCACCGCCAGCACCACCATTTCCCGATTGGCCCCCGTTTCCATATTGGCCCCCTGAGCCTCCACCGCCGTTTACGCCATCGACGCCATTAGCACCAGCAGTAAGAACACCAGTTCCACCGCCCATTCCTGCGCCAGAACCAGACCAACCAGCCCCAGAAGCTTGCTTACCCGACGATGCTGCACCTCGCAAATTCAAGTTTCCATTTGCACCAAGGCCACCCAAGACTGGCTCACCTCGATTTCCAGAAGGCGAACTTCTTGCTCCTACACCACCAGTAGCAGAACAAAAAGAACCGAATGAGCTAGTGCCACCAGTACCGCCATCAGAACTGCCACTACCACCGGAATTGGAACCGTTACCAGCAGAACCCCCAGAGCCAATTGTTACTGTGGCACTCGATGTACTCGATACATCAAGAAATTCTATAGCTGTTCCACCTTCTCCACCCCCAGAGCCAAATTCTTGAGCCCCATCAGTGTAACCTCCGCCTCCGCCTCCGCCTCCGCCTTTGACTTCGACCAGCACTTTGGTAATTCCAGATGGGCGGTTCCATGTACCGCTTGATGTAAAGACTTGAACGGATTGCATACCGCCACCACTAGTTAAATCAAGAATACCTTGTATGGTATCTCGCTTAGTGTTTCCTGAGTCTGTACTGTCGCCCAAAATAATTGAATCGCTGGCTGTTGCTGTTACCTCTGTAAAATCCGCAATTAACGCATCTTTTAATTTTGTCTCATCAACAGCATTGTCCTCAATATTTGCAGTTCCAATTTGAGTGCGTGGAGGATTTTTCCCAATAAACGGCATGTGCTTTTCCTTTACTCTGGCTTCGGATTGTCCGACTTGACTTTGCTTATAGCCGCATACCAATCCCCAGACTTATCACCTTTGTCATTAGTCATATCGTGGAATAGCTGGTCTAGCTGATCGCCTATAGAGGGGTAAGCAATTTGCCTTGCAGACTTGTAAGCCACAGCAGCGGCAGCAGCCACATCACTGTCATGTGTAGTTTTGTCATACGTCAATGTCTTTTTATCTGCATCGACAACCCAGTAATTTAAAATGCCATCAGGCTTGGCACAAACAAACCCACCATGTGCAGAAACGTGAGCGTTAGCATCTGCCTCTGATGCAAAGTCTTGATACTTAATTATTTTGTTGTCAGCGTGACTGATTACTGCGATATAATTTTCCATATTTACCTACATATACATAATATTAATTGTACCAGCATCAAAAGTTTCTGAGCCACCTTTTGTGGTTATGCGAACCTGCGTTAATTCTGCTGACAAATCTTTAGAACCAGCACCCCATGAGTGATCAAAAGAACCAACTCGGAATGAACTACTAGACGTCCACGTGTGATTAGTTGGGTGGTGCAGTGACAGTATCATTTGCCCACCACAAGTATTACCGGCAGCTAAAGTTATCCCAAACCCTTGACTTTCATTGCTGTTTGGTGTTCCGTCAGAACCTAATGAACCATTTGCATTATTACTTCTTTGCGATCTATAATCTGCTGTCTCTATGCCTCCTGAATCGCCAATTTGCACCATCATTTCGTCTCCTCCATTTGTACTAAAATCGTGCATGGTAAGGACAATCAAACTTGTGCCAGCAGGAATTGAACCAAACGTCAGCGATGTGCCAGACCCAGATTGTGGGGTAGCGTGTGTAAATCCAGCAGACACGGCTGCAAATACTGGAACGCTTCCAGCCCCTTGAGACTTTAAAAAATGTCCAGATGTCCCAGCACCAACAGTCGTTGGGTTTCCCGAAGCATCCCAAGTAATTAACTCACCATCCGTTCCTGATTTTAACTCTGGTAATCCAATAGCATCATCTGCCATTTTTGCTTCTGTAACGATACTATCGCCAAGATCAGATGTGTTTGCCAAATCAAAAGCTGGTTCTTTTCCTAAAAACGGCATTATGTAATCTCCATAAAGCTCATTGAAATGTCGATGTAGTCATTAGCAGCAGACTGCGCTGTAATGCTATCAGTAGTTTGCAAAACAATTTTTTGACCACCAAAAACCTCAAGAGTAGATCCTGCTGGTATGCTGGCATCTTTTAGCAAAAACACATCAGCGTTCGTGTTGGGGTTGCCTCCACTTGTATCAGAAACAAGTTTTACATCAATGTCAGTTGCACTGCTGTGGCGGTTGCAGATAGTCATGCCAAGTATCACAGTAGTCGTAGAACTCGGAACTGTGTAAATTGTATCAGCAGAGCTATGGTCTACGCTCGCTCTTGTTACAACTTTAAAAGTATTAGCCATCTTTTTTCTCCTAACCCAAAGCTATAGCGAGGGCAACGCTTGTTGATTCAGTAGCAACAAGTTCACCCCCAGTCGTTATATTACCAACAACTGCAACATTAGTAGTTCCTGTTGGAATTTCTAAAACATCAGCGTCAGCATCATTCTTGATTGTCACATCGTTGGTTGAACCTTGCCCTGTAAGAATAAGTCCTT